GTAAGTTGACAGGAGATGAAACTGATGCACTATAAATTATACAATCATACGAATAATAGACATCATATGATGGTCCAGCTAATCCACCTTCTGCAGTTAATGTAATTATATAATCTATATTTGCCATATTCCTATTTTAACAGTGTTTGCATTTATTTTCATTATTACAGTAGTAATGTAAAATTACCACTAGATGTAAATGTATGATAAGTATAACTTCCACTATATGATATTGTTCCACCTGTAGCTTGACTTACACTTCCAGTGTATCTAATTTTAACAACACCACTACCTCCATTCCAATTACCATCACCGAAAATTGCACCACCACCACCACCTCCTGTATTTGCACTACCTGAAGTTGAAAGTCTTAACATACCAGTAATAGGTTGTGTTTGACCACCATTACCACCGCCACCCAGTCCACCACTGCCATTTGATGATAAAGATGTTTCATATCTGAAACCACCACCACCACCGGCATAGTAGTTACCATCAATCCATGCAGTACCATTTCCACCATTAGAAGTTAAACTACCAGATGCACCTACGGCAGAAGCACCACCACCACCGCCTGAATAATCAGCACTACCTACACCATTAATACCATTTCCACCATTATTACCTGCTGTACCTATACCACCTACACCATTTCCATTAGTGCTACCACCACCACCTGAACTACCTGAACTACCATCTCTTAATGATTGGTTATCGCTGGAGAATGCACCACCTGCTCCACCACCAATAGATATAACACCATTAAATGATGAACTTTGTCCGTTACTTCCTTTAAATCCATCGCCACCTTCTTGTAAACCACCTGCACCAACTATTACTGGGTATGTTGTATTACGTGTTAATAATACATTGCTTGATGGGTTGTATTGACCCCCGCCACCACCTGCACCGGTAAACCCGCCACCGGCTCCACCTCCACCTACCACTAAATAATCAACTTCTAATAAATTAGACTTTAAATCATAATCAAAATCACAACTTAATTCAGGATTTATTGCTGAAATTATATCGTTAAGAATAGGTCCTAATAATTGTAAATCGCAAGTTCCATTCTTTAGTGAATAATTATTTATTGCACGAAGGTGATAATAGTTACCTCTCCATTGAACTATATCGTTTAGCTCCATATTAAAATAATCAGCTAAAGGAATAATAGCAGAACAATTAAGTAAACGAGTATGTGGGTTATATAATAAATCTATATATCTAGACCAATATTCGGTATACAGGTTTTCAGTTGGTTCAAATCCATACGCTGCTCCTTCATTATTAAAAAGAAGTGATTTAGAATCTGTTGTTGGAAAACTACCTGTTATTACGTTGTAATTGTCAAAATATGGGAATGCAGTAAATTCGGTTGGGGCTATAGCATTTGTTACACCGAATTGAAATCCTTGCAAGAAATAAGCTTGGCAATCAACTAATCCATTATAAAAAAATATACGTGGTAATACTCTAGCTGGTTGGTAAGTTGGACTTCCAATGTAAGTAGGTATGTATAAAGGTATATTTTGTGTTGCCATAATTATTTAGTTTATATACATCCTCCTCCATCACTCACACAGGTCAAACCTGTATTAACACCAACTATTCCATTTGAAGAATCTAAATTGTAAATTTCACATCCTGGTGATGACCTATCAGTAACATAACTAAATCCAGTTACTGGAAGTTGTCCGTATTGATCAAAGTATAATACTGCATTGGTTTGAATTAAACCTGTTGTTGAATAAATTATACGAATTGGATTACTCGAATCACATAAATCAAATGGGGCATTAGTATACCATAATTGCGCACCATCTAATACTGGGTATGCTACTACTATTGGGTTAATTCCACTAACACTACCTGATTGTCCTGTTTTTACTATTCTTAATAATGCCCCATTACCAAATGTAGTTTTAACTTCAAATGTTCCTTGTGAAAAGTAATTTACAGTATCGGTATAATATAATTTACCATATTCTCTATTTGCTTGTTTAGCAAACTGTTGAGAAATATAATCACCATCTAATGTATCTCCAAAGTTTAATTTATTTACTGCAAGGTTATTTGCACTAATTACTTCTATCTTATCATCTAAATTAATGTATCTATTAAAATCTTTTACTTGTCCCCTCTTATACCAATCATTAAATGTTTCAATAATGAACTCATTAGGTTTTGTCTTATTTGGATATATTACTAAATTAAACTTTTTCTGTAATCCTAATATAAAATCAATCTGTTTAATTCCATTTGTACCGAATGGCATATTGGATGGTATATCCATTATCAACCCATCTCCAATAGATGTTGCTTTAGTTACTTCAAAATAAGATTTAACGGTATTATTTGGGTCTAATACAACTCTCGTAGTTCCACTACCTGCTGAATTTATATAAGCTAATCTGAATTGATAACTGCCTGATGCTAGGTATCCACTTGCAAATTGTTGTGATAGTTCTATCGTTTGGGGTCTTGTATTTGAATTACCATTATATGTTTGAACCTCTAAAAAATAATCATTGATTACTCCTAATGATATAGATGAAGTTGTAGCAGTATTTGTATTGTAAAACTTTAAATAAAATTGAGGAACAATTGTACCACTACCACTAATATTAACATTAAGATTTATATTACCTCTTAATTCAGTTCCATAAGGAGTATCTAATGCGTTAGTAGATGTATTAAAAGTAGCACCTGGATTTGTTTGTACATTAAACCAAGGTAAGGGTAAATCTATTCCAGCTGACATTGTTACATTAGTCATATTACTACCTGAAAGAGGTCCTATCTTAAATAAACCAAATGTTTCCACATCAACTGTTGAATATTCTGGATATCTTAATGAGTTATTACAAATCATATAAACATCATCAATAAATGATTGATTCATAAATGATGAACTATATGCATATCCTGATTCACTAAATATTGCATTCAATACAGGTTTAATTCTAATAGCAGGTTTGAAATCTTGCACACATAATCCACCAAATTGAGAATCTATACCAAAGTTGGTTTCTTCGGGTGAATAAGTAATTTGTTGTCCGTATTCAGCAAGAGGATAAACTATATCTCCATTAAAAAGATTACCACTCCACGAAGAAGTTATATTCTGTATAGAAGATGTATGATTATAGCTTTCTAATGAACTTAAATCAGTTAAATAGTATTTGTTTATATCTCTTGCAAATGAAGATAATCCACCAAATATGGTAACCTCATAAGAATCAATAAACTTATTTGCTATTACATTTACTTTGTTTAATTGTAGATATCCATTTGAAACATACAATCCACCAAAATCAAAATAAGCTGGTACTTTTGTATTAGTACTAAATAAAAATGGAGATGTAATGGATATATCATAACAATGCTCAAAGAAAGCATTATTTATTTTTGTTCCAGGTAGGGTTATCTGACGAGTATAATCAGATGGTAATACACCAACATCAAATAAACCAGTTGCATTATTTGAAACTAAATAATCTTCATCTTCAAATAAATCCAATTGAGTTTCATTTGCTACTAAACGAAATAAAAACCCTTGTGTACTCGTAACTCCCATCAGATAATTAGCTTGTAGAATTGTCCAAAGTTGAAATCAAATTGGTACTGAATAAGTTTATCAACTACTCCTGTTTTAAATACTATATTTTGTGATGTTATAGTTAAAGGTCTAATATCATTTACGCCTGTTCCATATATCCAATATATCTCATCTGATACTAATAATTGTTTTAGAATATCATTGTAATCTTCATCAATCCAAAATGAATTAACTGAAATACTTTGTTTAGAATCTGAAACATAATTTAATACTGAACTATCGTAGTTTTGATATGAAAGAGTTGAAGCATCCCAACTACCTAATTGTGGTTGATATACTTTCTTTTCAGTTTGGAATGATTGCCTACTAACCATATAAAAGTTAAACCAATCAAATTGTCCGTATCTATTTTTCCATTTAATTCTTACATTTGGAAACTTTTGTATACAATCAACGGTATAAGTAATCTCTTTACCTAATGCGGTTGAGCCACTATATGGTTGAACTTTAAAATAAGTCATTCCACTTGTTGAAAGTGGGAAGCCACTTTGTCCTGCTCCTATTGGATATTGATATATTTGACCTGATGAAGATGTAGATGAACTAACATTGTAATTCGCAGTTCCTAAATTAGATGTATAAACAATCTTTGTAGGTATAGTACCACCACCCGTATCACCAACATATACTCCAGCTAAACCTGTATTATCTATAAATGTAGATTGAGATGCCGGTCCATCACTCATTAGAGGCCAGAATACTGATGCCGAATATATAGGTTGTCCAATTGGTTCTTGAAATATACCGTAACCATCTAGTGCTTTGTATGTAGATGATTTAAGGTGTGAGCCTGTTACATACGCTATGGTAGAGGAGCCTGAAAGATATTGTGTATAGAAATCACATGCATAATAAACAACTGATGATGTGTTTGCTTGTGCTAACGGAGTAAGTGTTGAATTTAGTATTCTATTCAAATCAAAGATACCATAGGTTGCATTATTTGGATACTTAACCATAGTATATTCTGCTACCGATGATGAATTTGTTAAACTACCTGTCCAATAATATAAATCCGCTACATATTGAAACCCAGCATTTGCTACCGAAGCTGAATTTTCAAATAATGAAAATATAATTGGCGATTGTGCTAATGAGCAAGTTGCGGGTGTTTGAACTATTGATAAAGACATATTCTTTTTATTGCTTTACTATATTAACCAACTTTTCCGAAAAAGTATTGGATGGTTAGATATTTTGTAATGATTGAAAAATAGTAGTTACTCTTTTCTTCACATCTGTATTAATATCTAATATTTTAGATTGTTGAAATTCTGCTACCGCTTTTTTAACTTCAGAAGAATTTGCAGCCAATTCGGCAAATGGTTTAGGACCAACACCACTACTATTCCCTTTTCCTTCTTCAACTGCTTCACCATAGCGTGCCCCAGGAGGAGAGTAATTTAGTGTGATGAAGTATTTACCCTTTTGAGTAAATATCATTCGTTGGTCGTTGTTAAAACTACCAATGCTTTGATATAGATTACCACTTACATATGGTGGAGGCCCTGGAGAACTCCTAGCTTTCTTCCAACCAGGATATCCATCTTTTATGAGGGATTGGGCTTTTTCCTTAATTACCTTTGCAACACCTGCTAAGGTTTTCATTATGGATATAAATTAAATAGACAACGGTTTCTATCGTTATGTGCAGTTAGTGTAAATGTTGCTGACCATCCAGCTAATCCATTATCAAATCTTTCTGCAAATGGTATACAAACAATATCATCAGGTATATCAAATCCTTGTAGTCCTCTTTGTGTATAGGATGTTAAATCATTAACTATTGAAAGAGTATTTGCCCATATATCTATTGTATCATCAACTCCATAAAATGGAATTGTTTGTGCATTTGTAGTTGGTGATGATTCGTTATTCTTATTCTTAACTTTGTCAGCAACAATCAATTGAACTTTATAATTTGTTATATTAGTTCCAAAATCACTTTCCAATATAACAATGCTAGCAAGTGGATATGCAGGAAATTCTGTTTCATCAAATTTAACAGCATCACCAAAGTTAGCTGCTGCAAGTGATGGATGATTACTCATTATTGTTTTAAAATAATTTATTACATTATAGTAAAGTGAGTAATTAGTACCTGTATTTGCTATTATTGTATTTGCCATATCTTATAATTGAATGCCAGAAAAATACTGATTTGTTTGATCAGGATATATTTGTGTTTGATTTCCAACTGATTGTAAGTATTGAGGTATTTGATTACTATATGAAATCAAATAGTTTTGTAATCGAAGGGCATAATATTCGGCATTCGCTTGTGCTTTAGCTAAAAGATAATCTATCTCTCCTTTAGATGGGGCTATACCCTGTTCTGATTGTTGTTTAACACTACCATTAGATTTAAATTGAATAGAACTAAATGGAATGTATTCAACACACGCATACCAGATTAGAGTATTTTTAATTTGGTCATCTAATAGGTCTTGATAAAATTCAGATAAAGCTGATACCGTATTTGCTACAATTTGTGCTTGTAGATAATCAAATAGTACAGTACCTAATAAATTCTTTAAGTATTTATCTTGTGCAGTTCTACAAAATGGTAAAAGAGCATCAGCATCAATAGCCCCCTGCAATGGAGTATTTTTAATAATATCGTTTCGGTTTATAAAAAGTGCGTATGCCATAATTAATCTATATATGTTTCGTATTCTTGATTGAAAAAAGGTTGAGTAGTTTTTACTAATGTAAATTCTTCTGCTGATAAATTATCCTTTGTTGGAGGTATTGCTTCCTCTACACTCGCATCCCCACTATCTTCAGTAGTTGCAGGATTTTCCATTTCCTTATTTGTTGTATCTGCTACTTCAGCAATTGATTTACCTGTATCTTCTGCCTGTTGAGAAAGGATTGCTAATGGAGTTAATTGATCAAAGTATAATTGGGTATCATCCCATCCACCATCAGTTAATGCTGCATCTAATGTGTTTAGAATTAGATTTTGGAATGGGGATATTGTCATTGTTTGCATAATAGAGAATGCTGTCATCATCTCTTCTGATTGAGAACTAAAACCATTGTTAGCAGTTCTGATACCAAATAGAAGTGGTGAGGTAATTCTATGAGCAACCAGTATTCTATCTTGCGTATATTCCGCAACATATTGATATTTTTCATGTAAGTTATCAATTTGAATTATATCAATTGTAGGTTTAGTAGCAGGGTCATCGTTAAATGATAACATAAAACGACCTGCATTATCCGTACCTGTAAACTTAGCCTGAAGTAAATCTTCAATAGTTTGTCTTTCTTCAGGTGCTGGAACTCCATTGTTAAAGTTTAACATTACTGCCGGTAAGAAACCATTTGTAATATTGTTTAAGTGTAGATTACTAATCTCACCTTCTGCTATTGAATACTGCATTGCAGATACCCAATCAGGTAGAGAATAGTAATACAAACCTGGAAAGTAATTCTTAATGTATAGTATCTCCATCTTTTCGTTACTGGTTCCAAATGCAGGTACTTTCTTTTTATCTCTTATCTTTCTTTGGTCACTCCAATCTACACAATAGTAATAATTTTGAATCTTTGGTTCACCATATAGCTTTTCAGCACGAAGTGTGTGAATAGGAATGTGATACATCTTTTTAATCTTTGTATGTGTATCATCCCAATAGACTTGGTATGCTGCATTACCATACAACTTTAAATCAAATGCTACTCTTTTAGTTTCTTCTTGTGGAATTAACTTTTGTAGAACTTCATTAAATGCTTCATTTTTAGAATACAACCCTTTACCAAATACTAAATCAGCTATACCTTCAACACACGCTGATGTAGTTGTTGATACATTCCATGCGGCAGTTACTGCACTAAAGAAATCATCATGTCCATAAACACCGAATGGCACCCAGGCGTGTCTTGTTCTTGTATCTTCTGAAATAATTGGAAGAGAGTTGTTTTGTGTATTGACAATTCCAAAATGTTGTAGTTGTTTCATATTATTGTAATATTATATATCTGTTTTCACTTTGATGTGATACCTCATTACCATCTAATGGGATTTGGTTTTCGTATATTGATGTATCTGTTGATTGAGAATGATAGACTTGTATTGAACCATTCCAAATTGGGTCTACATTTCCTGAACAAAAGATAGTTGCTCTATATTGAGAACCTACAATAGCACCACTTATACTCATACTTGCTGAAATATAACTTTCATATGGGTCGTAAGTTGTACCACTTAATGAAGCAGTAAGATTTTCCAATGTGTACATATCTTGCAAACTAACAGTTAGTTGCGCTGATGATGTAGGTTGTACTCTAATAACATATTGGTTAGATTGACTAATATAGTAGGATAGCATTATCTTGTATTTAGATTGTTCTTATCTATTATTAACACCAATATATGGGAAAATAGTTAAATAAAAAAAGGGACAACTTACGTTACCCCCTTAATATCTTTTAATTCTATATACTAATTAACTATATACGATAGTTCCACCATTTAATACTGCCGTTGGAATTGCGGTTAATGTAGTTGAGCCAGAAATGAAGTTTGCTGGGAATTGCTCCATACCTGTTAAGGTAATAGAATATCCATATAAATCTCCTAATCCTGCTCCTGTTTGAATAGTACCACCGGTAACATCCATTCCTAATTTCAAACCTCCAACAAATGCATCACCGTTATTAGTCCAAACGATTACTTGTGGTCTACCATACGCCATCAATTTCAACTGCGTATGCATTTCGTTAGTCAATTTCTTCAAATTAAGAGTTAATTCTTGTGAGAAGAAAGTTGTACCATTATCACGAGATGAGTTTACAGTAGTAGTATATGAGCTATTTCCCTTTAACTGATAAAAGTAAAGAGATGAACTTAAAGGTAAGCTATTCACTAAACCTGCGGGTACAACATTGTTGGCCCCGTCAAAATTAGAGCCAGTAGTAAATCCAAAAGAGCCCGTAGTGTAGTTTATGAAATAAACTCCCTGCAGACCTCCAATTGATTCCTTGCATTGCTCTTGCCTTCCTGATGTTAAATTACATGCCATATCTATTTGATTTTAATCTTGTTTGTGATAAGTTGGTGAGGAACTTAATCCCCACCTTCTTAAATTATTTGTTAGTACGCTCCGTAGTAAACGATGTCTTGACCGATACCTATTTGTGTACCTGCCGTGTAACGCATCACGATTCTGTAGTTCTGCGAGCCGTCAATGTTAGCCATGTCTAAAACTCTTACTTCATTATAATCGGATAAAAGGCCGGTTGCGAAGAATAAGTTAGATTTTTGAGCTGCAACGATTTTGTTACTAGCCATACCTGGACACATTACGATTTCAATACCCTGATAGTTAA